CAAGGGAGGCTATAGCTTTATTCATGCCTGCGTCAACAGCTAATTTAGTTAATTTGGCTGCTTTTAACTCATTGATGTGGATGACTCTTATGTTATGCCCCTTAGCATAAGCTAATTCCAAGTTGCACCCGGTTGAGTTCTCCCAGCCGTTGCACATTACGATTGCATCGCAGCCACTTAGAAGGTCAATGCACCAGTCTATGCCGGTATCATAATCGACCTTATTGTACAGATGCCCCAATATATGTATAGGTGAAAGGAATATGTTATGCGTATCGCTGCCAAAAGGTTCCTTTATTGGAAATACGCCCATATCTTCCTGCAGCCACTTTAATACAGAGTCAGCGTTCTTTTTGTTTTTAGCCAACCCTCCGAATGGATGGCTAACGTAAATTTTAGTCATATAACAGCCCTCATTTCTGCCCAGTTAGGTAACACCATTGGCACACACGGATTGTATTCCGTTGATTCCCGTCTAGTTTTAGATAATTCAGTACGAACAGCGTCACGGGTTAGTGCAATCATAGCGTCCCTCATTTTTATAGCATCCGCTTCCTTACGTTCGATGTTTGCTTTAACCGCGCCCTCCTTTTCGGAGATTACGATATATGCGTTCACCTCATGCTTCTGGCCAAATCGCCAGCATCGACGAAGCGCTTGATAATACTGCTCGTAGCTATCAGATAGCCCAACAAATATCATATTGTGGCAGTTTTGCCAGTTCATTCCGAATCCAGCGATACTTGGTTTTGTCACCAAGCATTTTAGGAATCCAGAACCAAAACCTAACATCATGCCTTGCTTTCGAGTTGCCTTATCACTACCTTTAACATCCTCTGCTAGATCAATCATTTCTTTCAGAGTGGTCGATTCATCATTAAGGTCACACCACACTAGCCATTGCTCATTAGATGCATTGACTAAATCAGCTGCTGCTCTACATCTTGATTCAAGAGATGCTTTGCGGGCTCTACGGCGTTCCAGTAATGATAAAGTAGGGACATCTTCACCTGTTTTATCAACGACAATTTCATGCACATGTAACTCAGGTAACTCATATCCGTCATCGTCGTATCCCAGAGATGCTGGGTTATCTAGCACAACTGCCCATGATGCCATCCACTCCCAAAAGGTATTTTCTGCATGACCTTTCAATCGCCATTTAGCGGTATCACTACCATCATGCGTGAAATACATGGATAACATCTCATTACGGCTCATGATGCCGAGGAACTCCGCATGATTGCCAAGCTCCATATAGTCATTTGGAGCAGGTGTTGCTGTACACGCCAGCCGATATGGTGTATTACTGAATCGATTTATTAAATCCGTACGTACTTTACCAGTAAATGACTTTAGGATACTCGATTCATCAAGCACGACACCTATCAGATTATCGGTATTAAATCGGCCCAATTTCTCGTAATTCGTAATATTAACGCCTGGTACAATGTCATCATCGGATTCGCATATAGTCACAGGAATATCGAAACGTTCACCCTCGGACTGTGTTTGAGCGGCCACAGCTAGCGGTGCTAATATGAGTACTGATCCACCCGTGTGTAGATAAATCTCATGCGCCCAGGACAATTGCATTAAAGTTTTACCTAGACCGCAATCTGCAAATATGGCAGCTTTACCTTTTGCCAAGGCCCATTTAACAATATCTCGTTGAAAGTCAAAAAGATGTTTGTTTAGCATATTCGCATCAATAACAAATCCATGAGATTCTGACATTTTAGACTTTGAGTTGATGAAAGCGTTATAATTCATCGACAGACGCCTTTACAGATTCATACTCAGTAAGTAATGCCGAGAATTCTGGATTATCTTTTGCAAGTAATCGATACATAGTCAAGCGCTCAGCGTTCTTAGCCTTTTGTTCGAGTTTCTTTTCTATGTCCTCCAACTTAGATCGATCGCTTTCGCGTTTATCACATTTAGAAGTATCGATAACTGCAATGACCTGTTTGACTACATTTCCTTTGAAACCTTGCATCCGAACAGTATCAAGGTCTTTTGCCTTTTTCAAAACACGAGCAACGCCTAGTCCATTTCTTGATTTAACAACAACCCAATCACCGACACCAATGTTATCGATTGGAACATTTGTATCGGATTCGTAATATCTAAACCAAAATTCATCTGGGTTATGTACTGGTGTGTTATTTTGCCAGTAATAATCACTGGTATCGTAAGTAACTAATAAGAATTCCATAAGATGTCCTTTCTGTGGTATACTTTAAGTGGATATTTTTCTAATTTGAGCTTGTTGATGTTGCCGCATCATCAGGCTCATTTTTTATACCCAAATCCTCGCATTCATCAGGAATGCAATAATCTTGCTTTGGACAGGTACAACAATTTCGCAATTTAATCACCACCTTTCAAAGCGCTTAAATCAAGCACCATCTCCGGCTTCCTATTTTCCCATGTGTAATAATCTAGGCCTGCTTCTCTTAACGCATCTGCAGCAGCACGTCCGGTTTGAGCTTCATCAATAATTCTGTAGGCATCCTGTCTAGCATTGCGTACTTTTGATAGTCGTTCCACGAATGGATTTAATAGTTCACAAATTGAAGCCCATGCTTTTGGTGGTTCATTATAGAAGCTCTTACCTCGACTAATCATGCGATCGATTAAAAAGTCCGAAGTCGGAATACTAGCCAAAACGCTATCACCAAACCCCGCTTGTTTAATTTCTCTAGCAGCTTTCCGTGCTCCGGATAGAGCCTCTTCTAAACGCTTAAAGGCATCTAGCGATTTAATTTCTTGAGTCAATAGAGCTTCGTATTCATTTTCAATTGCATCGGTTTTCTCAGAACTAACACGAGATACGAAGTTCCTTATTTTTTGTTTACTGATATAAGGTTTTGTCATTTTCTGTCTCCTTTTAGTTGTAATAAGGGTTTTTACAATAATCACCGTGAGTTCTCACTCTTGGGATGTACGTGACATCTTCCTGCTCTTCTGCGTGAACTTCTGCCATATCTTTTTTAAATCCGTATAGAGATATAACTAGTCCGATTAACGATTGCAATATGAACTGTTCCCATCCAATTTGGTCGAGTTCTAAGGCTCCCATGGAACCTGCAACCAAAAACGTGCCAATTAACATATAGCCCATAATTTGATCTCCTTTATAACATCATCATTGATAAAATAGATGCTACTGCTGCTGCAGCTAAGCTCAAATGCATTCCTGCGTCAATCCATGTCATGATTAATTCCTCCTAATGAATTCCAGCGGATTTAAACTCCGCATCAACTAATTTCGCATCCCAGCCTAGCGAATGGACTAGGAATGTTCTAAACCCCTCTTTATCGATGACAAAGCTTCGGGATTTCTTACCAGGTGACTGCCAGGCATATGCGAACGGGAATCGGTCTCTTGCGATGCCCTCTCGAGTTGCCGTTAGGCTAACACCAAGTACAGCCGACATTTGGGCGACCGAAATCACTTTTTTAATCATGTGCACCGCCCCTCCTTTCATATAGCTTTTAAAATCATTCTGATTTCTTGCCCCACCTGTAAACGATCTTTAAAAGTATCTTGATTACGGAAATCATCCATATAGACTTCTAGCATCTCTCGGTATATTGCTGCTTTGAAGCTTTCTGGTTTTTCCACATCTTCTCGATACGGCTTTAAAATTGTAACAGGCTTACCAAATTCATAGTCGATAAAGCCCCTAGCCTTTAGCCGGGCTTTCATAACTCTAACCTTACCGTTCGGCCATCCTAGTAAATTTTCTATTTCTCCGTTGGTCTGCAACCCGCTATCACGGTAAGCGTTATACAAAAGTTCCAAATCTGTCATTTACTGCCCTCCTATTTTTTATATCAATACTAAATTTCGTATTCAGGAGGTAAAAAAAAGTTCATCAATCGGCATATCTGTTTGTAAAGCTTCCTGCACGTCTTTACATTCGTTTAATGTCAATGGGTACTTCCCATTTAACTTATCTAAAATTGTTGCGTATCTCACGCCTAATTTTTCAGCGAGCATCTTTTTAGACCAGCCTTTTCTTGCCAACTCTGCATTTAAGTTAGGGTACATATTCTCACCTCTTTTCTTATGTAATATTAAATTTTATATTAGTAATTCGATATTTCGTATCACCTCATGTCTGTAGTATAATACGAGATTTCGTATTTGTCTAATAAACTTTCGTTTAAATACGTTTAATAGCAATTTAAATATGTTATTTCGTATTTATATATTGAAATTTCGTATTTTTGTATGCTATTATATATGTAAGTTATAAATAGGAGTAATACACTATGACTAGAGAAGAATATTTAAAGCAACTTATACTTGAAGATTCAGGCACAGTAAAGGACTTTGCTCAAAAAATTGACATGCCTTACACCACATTACACTCCATATTGAAAAACGTAGGTGGTGCTGCAATCGATAAAATTATTAAAATTTGTAACGGGCTTGGTATTACGGCAGACGATTTGGCTAATATAGGGGAGTCATACACCGAAGGCTACTACACAGACCGAGAAGCCGCTGAGTTCGCCGAGTACCTACGCACACGACCGGGAGCTCGTATGCTCTTCTCTGCCGCTAAAGATATAAGTAAGGAGGAAATGGAAGAAACAGTCAAATACATTGAATTCTTAAAATCCAAGCATAAGTAATATCTACAAGGGAGAGTGATATTATTGATTATTAATTTAATTTATTGTGACTTACCGAATGCTAAAGCGGTTTCTGAAGAGTCAGATGATGTAGATACTCATAATATCTACATAAACAAAAACCTCTCTCATGATCGTATGAGGGAGGAAATAAAACATGAGCTAAGTCATATTATTCGTGATGACTTTTATGTTGATCATCATGTTAATTTAGTCGAGCGTATGGTTAGACTATCTCAACTTGAAGATGGCGACCTTAACGGAATCGACTTTTATCATCATATTATTTAACACAGGGAGATATAAAAATGAAATTGCGTAAATTATTGCCTTTAATGGTTATGTTCAGCCTATCTGTAAGTACTTCTTTTGCCGCACAGTTTATCGATGTAACTTCGGATACATACAATCAAATATGGAGTGCTGGCCAGTCATACAAGACGGACCGCAAATTAGAAAATCCTGTCAATTACGGTGTTGAACTTCGGAGTGGCGCAGGCGGTGCGGCCGTATTAGTTACACCTGGCACAATCGCAAAGTACATTGCTTACTCTAAAGACGAGCGCCTAATATTTCCTGGAGAAGCATTTAAGAGCGCAGTAGTAAATAGCAATGACTATGTATATATTGCCACTTATGCAATGCATCTTAAGAACCCATTAGCCGGTACTGTAGCTCAACAAGTGCCATCACAGCGATTACTTATTGAAAAAGACGGTAAGTATATTATGCCTGAACAGATGAACTCAGTTATATATGACGCAATGCCACATAGCTATGCTATCGTTTATTACGCTTTCCCTAAAAATGTAGTGCTTAACACACCGTATACAATTAAGTTCATCAACGGCAATGGCGATAAAATTGAAATCCCTATTACTGCAGAAAAGATAGCGGATATCATCGATAAAGAAAATAACTTAGTATATAAGACTAATTAACTAAAAAAATAAGCCCTCACCGCAGTGAGGGCTATTAAAAATATCATACCTTAGAGGTACTCTATTTTTACTCCACAATTATTATAGCATACCTCTAAGGCTATTCACTATACCAAGGAGGATATATTATGGCCATGAAACGTGCCAATGGTACTGGAACCGTATATAAGATGAAACACAAGCCTCTACGGCGCCCATATAGAGCCGTGGTGACCCTTGGATATGACTCCGAGGGTAAACCCTTGCGAAAATCGATAGGAACCTTTGCAACGCAAAAAGAAGCGTATAATGCATTATCGGCTTATGATGCTAATGCTCCACAATATGAAGTCAAGGATACGACCTTTGGCCAATGCTGGGAATGGATGATTGAAGATAAGATGCGCAAAGGGGTACAACTAGACAAAGGCGGTTACCCTCACAATAAAAAGAAAATGCTGCATCTTATGAATATCCCCATTAAAAATATTAGATTAGCCCATCTACAAGCAATTATTGATGATCATAGCCACATGAGCGGGCCTGCGTTAGCACAGATTAAAACAGCCATGAACGGATGTTTTCTGGCAGCCATACGAAATGACATTGTTGACAAAAACTACGCTAGCCTAGTCACGTTGCCCGCAAAAGAAAAGTCAACTTTACATAAGCCATTTTTACCGGCAGAGATTTATGATTTATGGCAATTATCGAATACAGATGAATATGCAAGAATCATGTTATGCTTAATATACACAGGCATGCGACCTGGCGAAATTAAGGCAATAAAAATTGCTGATGTGCATATAAAGGAACGCTATATGATTGGTGGTATTAAAACGGATGCGAGTAAAAACCGCATCATACCGATAGCCAATTGTATTATGCCATTTATAAGAAAATGGTACAGCGCGAGTCGATTCGAGCACGGAGAGTATATGCTTCCGGCATCCACGCCTAAAAACATACAAATGGCGCTCAGCCGGTATTTAAAAATGAAAGTACCAGGGCATTTGCCCCATGACGGGAGACATACATTCGCCACTCTTCTTACACAGATAGGCACGTCCGATGCTATGACAAAAACGCTAATGGGGCATTCGCATAAAGATGTTACAAATCAAGTGTATGTTCATAGAGACGTCGATGAATTGATATCCGTTGTTAACCAAATACCGCATGGCGAGGCGATATTATCTGTGAAGGATGTTATCAAAAGGCATGAAGGTTGAGCAACGGTTGAGCAACCGATTAAATTTCAAAGAATTTTAGCCGATTTATAAAACGAAGAACCCAGTAAACATCGATGTCTACTGGGTTCTTTAAATGAAATTCTATATATCCCTTACATATATACGTGAAATTGATAATTATTGTAAATAACACGTTCCCCAACGTGTCATTTATTCCACATTTATATTTTATACTATTAACATTTTCTAATCAAGTATAAATTCATAAATCTTTCATAAACTATTTTAATTTTTTCGATATATCTATACCACCTTATGCTGCCATGTGCCACCGATGAATCGCATATAGGCACAAACAAGCCGTAACGATTGATCTAAACATAGAGAAATCCATGCCCCATATAGGCCTAGACCTAATGTAATACATAGCACATAAGTAATGATTGGACGAATAACGGCTACACTAATTAATGAATATTTCATGATATAAAAGGTATCGCCTGCACCTTTCAACACACCTGCAAAGACCTGCTGTAATGCTTGAGGAAAGGCAGCGATAGCCATAATGCCCATCAATGCTGTAGCCAGTGTGACAACCTCGCTTTCACGAGTATAGGCTTGTACAAGCAAATGACCTGCACTAATGAATATAAGACCACTAATAAGTCCTACAAAGAGCCCCATACGAGCGCCGATACGCCCAAAAGCCTTCGCTAAATCAGGTCGTTTATGACCCAAGTTTTGACCTGTGTGAGAGGCGCCGGCAAAGCCAAGGCCCATAGCAAAGTAATAGAATATATCCATCAAATTCATACACACATAATGGGCAGCCAATGGTACGGCCCCGAGGGAGGCGACAATCATGGTATACGTATACATACCAAAGCGTTCAAAGAATTGTTCCCCTAAGGAACTACCCCCTACGTGGAACACCGTATGGAGTACGGAACGCTCAAATCGCCATTTTGACGGATGCAATAAGGTGAGACCCGTCTTGGTATGTTGCGAAATAGCTCGCAATAACAATGCAGCGATAACGGCACTACTGATGAGCGTCGAAATACCAGCCCCCATGACACCAAATTCTGGGAAAAAGGCAATACCATAGATCAAGAAGAAGTTCATAATCGTATTTAAGATATTCCCCACCACATTGGATTTAAAGATAACCTTTGTATTACCATAGCCGATAAGGGCACCCCCTACAATTTGGCTAAAGGATTGAAATACAAGACTCATGACAATGAATCGACCATACCAAACAGCTGTTTCAATATAGCCATCCTCTGCCCCTGTAAATCGCAAAATATGCTCTAAATTAAATAAGCATATAGCGAGCAATGGAATGTAGATTAAAAAGTTCAGTAGAATCGATTGCTTTAACACCGCATTCATACCATCTACATCACCTTCACCATGACGGCGGGCAATAATTGCGGTTACTGCAATCGATAAGGCACGGCATATGACGAGCATAACCATTTCTGGTTGTCCCATAATACCTACCGAAGCCAGTGCGGAGGCCCCTAAAGAGCCTACCATGGCTAAATCAATGGCCGTCATCAGCTGCATCATGAGCCCTTGTAAGGTCGCAGGCCACGCAATTTTTAAGTATTTATTATATAAGTTTTTTGTAGTATCTACCGGTCCCAGTCGATCCTTCATCGGTAATATGGTATCTACTGAGAACCAGCATTGTAATGATGTTAACATAATAACACCCCATAATAAACCCATAGAGATTACATTAAACTTCCCATAATATTACCGTATTATATCATATAACATATGAGAAGTCATTCATATGTTATGCAATTTAAATAATAACTTATATCAAAAACACAAAGAATCCTCTTGCATACGTTTTATACCCAATAGGGTATAAGTATCGTAGTCAAGAGGGTCCTTTATTTTATTCCAAGATTATTGTATTTTTTACAATCGATATTTATTATCACTACCAAATAAATAAGTATTATCTTATTTACCGTCTACTGAAATATCTATCAGCTCTAGATTTCAAAATCGATTATATACTGATTAGCCTTTGGATGCTAACAGTTTATCTACCGCTGCTTTCAAATCATCCAACCCCTTCTTCGTTTCTTCCAATTCACGACGTTGTTGTTCGTTCTCAGCTTCTAACGTAGTTAGACGAGCCGCTTGATCAGCGATAACATATTTTTGTTCTGCATTTTCCTTTTTAAGGCTAGATACTTCATCTTGCATTACATATACAGAGCTAATAGGGCCTGCTTTGTAACGATCTGGAATATTTTTCTTTTCTGGGCTGTAACCAAATTTATGAGTTACACCAGCATTAACCATATTATGGTTACCACCAACGGAAACGCCTACGTTGAACATAGTGTTTTCATTCGTGTAATGTGCAAGGCCAAGAGCTGCCGCCGTTTCACCGCGATAGTTGCCAACACCAGCCATTACTTGTGTTGGTTCCAATGGGTCGTATTGAATAGGCTTCAATGCTGCCATAGCCGCTGCATGAGCACCAACATGTTGCACTTCACCAGCTACTTGATTGATAGCTTGGCTAGTATTTGCATTAGACGCATTTAATTGAGCTACATTCACTGCATCTGTTGGATCTGTACCAGGCGCAACCCCTTTAATTTGGTTATTACCATTATTGAGGCCATCCTTCGTTAAGGATACAGGACCTGCATGTGGATTTGTAGGGTTCGCACCACTAGGCGTAATAGTAATACCATTACTATTCATAACCGTTGTATTGCCAGTCGTAGTATCTGTAAATGTAGCAGACGTCATATTTGTAAGCTCAGGGTTGACTGCATAACTGATAGATTTACCTGTTTGAGTAACCATCATGTTATTGCCTGCTTTGAAAGTAACTGTTTCTTCAGCCTTGATTTTTTCAGGGCTTGTTCCTACAACATTGCTTTGACCAGATCCATCTTTACCAACAGCAACTTTCCAACCAGAATCAGCTACGGCATCTTTCAATTGATCTTCTGTAGCTGCACGGCCAGATACGATAGAACCTGGAGTCCAAGTTTTATTAGTTAAGCCTGTTACCGTGCCAGTAGTACCATCTACTTTCACAGAATTAGTACCACCAGTCGTGATAATACCATCCTTGCCATCTATACCTACTGTACCAATACCTGCCTTGCCATCTTTGCCGTTAAGAGTAATCTTATCAGCTACCGCAATAGTACCATTTACACCATCAATTGCTACAGCATTCGTGCCATCGCCAGCTTTCACAGTACCATTCGTACCATTAATAGCCACCGCATTGCCGTCCCTGCCGGCCTTGATAGTACCAGCAATACCATCTACTGTAATCGCCTTAGTTGGATCTGCAGCGCCTAAGGTAATTTTATCATTCAACTTAGTATCATAAATTGTATGACCATCCTTTGTATCTATGGACTTAGCTATCATAATATTGCCATTAGTACTGTTGGCAGGTTGACCATCATTAGCAGTTAACTCAGTCGTTGCGGCCTTAGTTTTAGCATCTAGTTGACGCACATTAACAGCATCAGTAGGGTTTGTGCCATCTGCCACATTAATGATTTTATTCTTGCCATTATCAAGGCCATTGCTAGTCAAGGAAACCGTATCTTTACTAGTATTGGTAATCGTTATGCCATCCTTGGTGAAAGTTGCGTTGTTGCCAGCAGCATCCTTAACAGTTGCACCATTAGCATCCACCTTGGTTTCATCACCAGCTGCATTTTTCAATGTATTGCTAGTTGCTGTTGCAGTATTGGTATTACCTGAGCCATCATTAATTACATTTTTATCAGCTGTAGATGTATTCGTCTTAGCACCATCAGTGATAGTAGTACCCGCTGCAGTTGTAGCAGTGGATTTATTGCCATCTACAACAGTATTACCCGCCGCATTAGATGTATTTGTTTTACTACCATCTGTTTGAACGATGCTATCACCTTTGATAACAGTTGTTTTACCGCCTGTTGCTTCAAAGGTTGCGGAATTCATCTTAGTAAGATCTTTATTCAAGGAGTAAGATACTGTTTTACCATTTTGGTCGATAACAAGGTTATCTCCAGCTTGAAGTTTTACTTCTTCACCACTGGATACCTTTGTAGAAGCAGCACCATTAGATACACCGCTAGAAGCAGCAACAGTGCCAGTATTCACCTTCCAACCAGCGCCTACTGCATCGGATACTTGTTGCAATTGATCTTCTGTAGCAGCACGGCCAGTAGTAGCTTTTGTTACACCTGGAACCCACGTTGTATTAGTTAAACCATCCAAATGACCATTAGCGCCATCTAATGTAACAGGGTTTGCACCATTCCCCACAGTAATCTTATTGTTCACACCATCAACAGCAATGTTTCCGATGTTAGCTTTACCAGCAGTTATGGTAGATGTATTTGTGCCATCTGTAATCGTATTCGATGTAGCATTGGAAATATTTTTATTACCGTTACCATCATCGATCACATTACTATCTACAGTAGACTTATTAGTCTTAGCACCATCTTTAATCACTTGACCAGCTGCAGTCGTTTCTGTGGATTTAGTGCCATCAGTTATAGTGTTACCACCTGCTGTAGATGTATTCGTTTGCGTACCTGCAGTTTGTGTAATACTGTTGCCAGTAATGACTGTTGTATTACTACCTGTGCCAAGGAATGTAGCAGAATTCATCTTAACAAGGTCTTTATTAAGGGTGAAAGTAAAGTCTCGTTCATTTTGGTTTATGGTCATATTTTCACCAGCAATCAATTGAACTTTGTTATC